AATAAAAAAAGATAGAAAGTATCGTCTTCCATCTTATCGTTTTTAATCTTTCCAGCCGTACCTTCATAATCAACATTGTAAGGAGGATCAGTAAAAATCATATCTACTTCCTTGCCATCTAATAGTGTATTCACTTGTTCCGGATCCGTTGAATCACCACACAAGACTCGATGAGGACCTAGCTCATAAATGTCACCAGGTTGCGAGAATGGAACTTCAGGTATTTCATCATCAATATCAAAATCATCATCGGCTGCATTATCTGGCAACAATTCTTCCATCTCTTCAAATCCAAATTGAAGCATATCCATATCTAAGTTTGCTAGTTCATCCTCAAGCTTCGATAAATCCCAAGTAGCCAGTTCAGCTGTCTTGTTATCAGCAAGCCTAAATGCTTTGATCTGTTCCTCGTTTAAGTCATCTGCGATAATGCATGGTACTTCAGTTAAACCAAGCGACACAGAGGCTTTTAAACGGGTATGACCGGCTATAATGACGTTATCACTTGTAATTACAATCGGTACTTTAAAACCGAACTCTCTGATTGAATTAGCAACTGCTTTGATTGCCTCATCGTTGTTTCTTGGATTGTTTTCGTACTCTTGGAGTACTTGTACTGATTTCATCACTATATTCATTGGTCCATACCTCCTCACCTTTTTCTATGCGTTTTTCCATAAGCTCAATTTCAGCTTTCTTTTCGTTATATTCAATACCAAACTTTGTAATCAACAAATACTTGATCGCTTGAATATCTGGTAGTGATTGCTTCTTGTATTTTGTGATACGTTTTTTCGTACCTGTCTTTGTTTCCTCAATAACGGTTTGTGTTTCTTCATATTCAAAACCAATAGCACGTTGATAAACAGCATCTACTAGTTTTTGTCTTAAATCTTCATCACCAAACTGAAAAGCATCGTCTAATCGTTTGTGTGTTTTACGTAACTTGATGATTGTTTTTTCTGTGATACCCAAATATTCAGCCACTTGCTTTTGAGTCGCTCTTTTCGATACCATTTCTGATATTGCTTTTAATTTGTTCTCTAAATGTCCAGATTTCTCCCAACGCTCATACGTGTCAAGCATCTTTCCTTTCATAAAAAATCACTCCAACTGTAACATAAAATTGTAATTGTTTACGAGTTGGAATACTACAAGTATCTCTGCAAAAACAAAAAAGAACCCATATTTAAATGAATTCTTCTCGTTTCTAGGCTGGTTGTTAAGCCAGTATTCCATGTATCTTACACCTTGCTCATTATAATACTATCACACCCTTGACAGTTTCACAACAGTTCACCCCTGCTCAACCCTGCTCAATCGTATTTTATCAATTGCTTGAGTGTGTCTTCTCCTAACTGTGGCGTTTGATATATACATTTCATCAGCTATTTGATTCCACGTTAGCCAATCAATATATCGTAATATCAGTACACGCTCCATTTCAGCATCCTTGAGTTGTTTAATGGTTTTTAGGATGTCAGCCTTGATTTTGGGTAGATTCATTTCCATCTCTTTGATCTCAAGTTCATAATCCAGCGTCTTAAGTATCCATTTCTCAAAGGGAGCTTTTAGACTCTTTCCACCATCAACTCGAATCGCATCAAATTGAATGCCTGGTATTTCATTAGCCAAACGTATGTATGTATCAACTAATGCTTGAAGCTTTTCAATTTTTACTTTTGTATTATGATATCTGCTTAAATATTCTTTAGCCGTCATCTTCTTCCTCCTTGAATTTTCTTAACACATTAATTTCTATTGCAATCCCTGTAGGATCATCGGACCATAACTTCTCCACATGTTCAACCACCACTTGTGCATCATCGTTCCAAAACCCTACTTCTGTCATACAGTCCTTCAACATCTTTTCCAAATTATCCGTATCAGGTCTTGTGACTCTCCATTCCTGATGCTTATGTCTTTTACCTCTTGGGAATCTCCATATCACATCTAGCCTAATTGGACCTTGCATTGGTTCCTTCGGTTTAAACGGTCTAAGATGTTTGATAATCGTTCGTCTTGCTTTCTTTAGTTTTTCTGGTTTATAGAAAACTGGTTTGTTGTTCACCAGTGTTACTTTATTTTGTTGTGCTGTTATTGTTGGTGGATCTAGTAGTAGAAATATTTTCATAGTTTCCTCCTTTTTCAGAATTTTTTAGAATTTTTTAGTTGAAGAAAGGCAAGTGCTGACGATGATGCATTGTTAGGGATAGGGCAGGCTCACAAGCCCTATCCTACGAACATGCGTCAGCGTGTTGTGAATGAACAACTATATATAAGCCCTATATTCACGATTTTCTTCACTCTGGAATATAGGAGTTTTTTCCCTTTCTTCACTTCACTGATTTTTCGAGTGAATATTGAATTTTTTCCTTTCTTCACTCTGGATTTTTTTGTGAAATAACACTGTTTTCAATTGAATAGTCTTGATTAAATTCACTTATTCGTTTTCTTACTGTTCTTGTGCTAACTCCTAAATACTCTGCTAAATCTGATAATGTACATGTCCCATCTTTTTCTACATTGATGTCAAATGCTGTATCAAATTCTTCTTTCCTAGATTCAGGTGTTTGCTTTCTTTTACTGCTTTTTGTTAAGTTGCCTTTAGGATCACCGTTAGCATATACTTTCTGTAGAATACCAGCATCATCTACTCGATGAAGCGGATACTCAAACCAAAAGTTAACTGGTTTAAAGTTCTGAAATTCTCGTAAACTACTCTCTAGTCGCCAAGCTGTCGAATGTGGATTATCTGCGTTTTGAAGCATGAAATCTTCGTCTGTTTCTAATTGAATCATGTCAAGTTGTGCATCCGGATCACGTGCAAACACTCCTGATCCTGAAGCCCTGTCCATTGCTCTCTTAAAGCCCTGTGCCCCTTTAGAATGATGATGTGAGTAAATAATCGTACATCCAGTTTCTTTGCTTATTTTGTCGAAAAGTGCTGTAAAGGATGACATTTGAGTCGCGTTATTTTCGTCACCTGTAATGACTTTATAAATTGGATCAATGATGATTGCTTCATAACCTTTATTTGCTACTTTTCTGATGATTTTAGGTGCTAATTTATCAAGAGGCATAGAACTACCCCTAAGACTCCAAACAACAAAATCCTGCTCATATTTCGGCTCTACACCAATTGCAAGATGTATTTCATCGATTCGGTTACCTAAACTTTTCTCAGCAATTTCTAAGTTAACATAGAACACTTTTGTCTTTTTACATTGAAATCCTAACCATTTACGTCCTTCAGCTAATGCAATAGCTAATTCAATTAACAGGAAACTTTTCCCAGCTTTAGATGATCCAGAAATAAGCATCTTGTGTCCTATTCGAACAATACCTTCTATGAGCTGTGGTTCAAGGTTTTCTTTTTTTGTTCTGATTTCACCACTAGTCTTTTCTCTTGGCAACTCATCTGTATTTCCTTCAACAAAATCCATCCACTCATTCCAGTTACTTCTACCGATATTCGTATCTACTAAAGTTTGCATAACACCGTTTCTCATAACTCCAGGTAAACGTGATAGCCTGGAAGGATTTCTGTTCGCTCTATCTATTTTTAGTCCGTTCTTGTTTAAGAAATCATACAGAAAATCGACCCTTTTACGGTATTCTTCTGAATCTTTGGCATCAACTTTTACTATGGCATGTAAACTTCTACTACCACTATGTACTAAACAGGCAATAGGTAGTTCAAACTTTCGATAAATTGCATCTTGTTCAGATATCGGCATATCGTCTGATTCAACGAGCGCATGAGTAAAGCGTACAATGTTTTCATTTTTGACACCAACACCATCAACTGGATTGAATCTGATCCAAGCTCCACACTCTTCTTTAGAATCACCTAAAACTGCACCTATGTCATTAGGATGTTTTTCAAGTAAATCGATTAGTTCTGCAACGGTTCGATCGTACTGTCCTTTTTTAGGTATCCATTTACCATCACTGTTTTGCCATACATCATTTGTTACATAGCCTACATATTCATCATCATAAAAAAGTGTATCCAAGTATTTTATTAGCTGTTCAGTAGGAGTCATTTCGTTTGATGGATCATAAATCAGCCCATCACCATCGTACTCAATCGTATCGTCCCAGTCCATGAATCCACCACGAGGTTCCCATCCAGTATCTTTTGCCATCTTGATTATTGTTCCGCCGGATATGGGAATAGAGGAACCTTTGAAAGTTCCCCATTTTCTATCGCATTCACCTTCTTTATAACGGCTATCATTCTTGCTCCAGTCATCCCATACTGAACAGTCATATCCTTCGGCTTTGAGTGCCATGCCTATTTGTATCCATTCTTCATATGTTGTGTTTGATGCGTCTATTTGTTTTAAAGCTTCTAATATACTGTCCATTGATGTCCTCCTATGGTCTATAAGTTGCAGCATTGATTGTTCTTGGTAACATCCATCTGTTGTCTGCAATTCTTGTAATCATTTTGCTTGCTGCTTCAAATGCCCACATACCGACATGTAAGAATCCGTATCGTTCTAAGAAGCGTATTTGTTTCGGTGTTGCTAATCCTTCAATTTGTCTATTTTTCAGTTTTTCAATAAGCATGCTAGCCATACCACAACTTGTAACTGCATCAGGAAAGATTCCATGATTTTCTAGATACTTTAATTGCTTATCTGTAGCAGGTCCCATTTCCCAAACAAAGGTCGGTTCATAACTAGCTAAATCTTCTGCTGAAATAGAAAAAGCATACTGGATAGGATCCACAAGTTTCGATTTTCGTTTACGCATTGAAGCAAGTTCTCGTGCTAATGCATCTTCACGTTCTTGAATAGCATCACGTTCTGCTTCTACTTCAGCTTCTAGTAAATCGATACCAGATTCTTGATCCATCATTTTCTGATCAATACGTTTTGCTAACTCTTCATCTTTTGAAACAAGTGCTGACGGTCTACATAAATCGTGGCGTTCTGTCATCCATAAGAAATCAAGCAATAATAACTCTTTCTTTCCTGGATGTAGTCTCATACCACGTCCGACCATTTGTTGGTATAAACTTCTTATTTTCGTTGGTCTTAACACAACAATAGTATCTACTGATGGACAATCCCAACCTTCTGTTAAAAGCATCGAGTTACACAATACGTCATATTCTCCAGCTTCAAAGTCAGCTAAGATTTCATCTCTGTCTTTACTGTTTCCGTTTACTTCAGCTGCTCGTATTCCATGTAAGTTCAGTAACTCACAAAACTTCTGTGATGTCTTTACTAATGGTAAAAATACGACTGTCTTTCTACCTTTACAGTAGTTCAGCATTTCTAGTGCGATTTGATTTAAATATGGTTCTAGTGCTGAGCCAACTTCACCTACCGCGTAATCACCATTGGATACACCTACACTATGGATATCTAGTTCAAGCGGAATCATCTGCGCTCTTACTGGTGCTAGATATCCTTCTTTGATTGCTTGATGTAGTGAATATTCATAAGCCTTTGAATCGAAGTATTTTCCTAGATTCTTTTGATCTGATCTATCAGGTGTGGCAGTTACTCCTAGTACATTTGCACCTTCAAAATGGCTTAGTATTCGTTGATACGTATTACTCATCGAATGATGTGCTTCATCTACTACGATTGTTTTAAAGTAATTACTAGGAAAGTTTGTAAGTCTTTTATGTCGTGATAATGTTTGAACGGATGCTACCGTTACTTGTTCTGATGAGCCAATGGCAGAGGACTCAGCCTTTTCTAAAGCCGAATCCAATCCACTGGTTTCTAATAATTTCTCTGAAGCTTGATCTAGCAATTCACCACGATGTGCAAGTATTAATGCTTTACTTCCATCTTTTGTCTCTTCCTCCACTACTTTAGAAAATACAATTGTTTTCCCTGTACCTGTAGGAAGTACTAATAATGTTTTTTGATGGCCTTGTACCCATTCGTTTCTAATTGCATCAACAGCTTCATTTTGATAAGGTCTAAGTTCCATAATCGCACCTCTTAGAATGGGAGCGGATTAAAGAACTCTTCGTTGTAATCGATAAAGCGATCGATATCGTTGGTTGTCTTTTCATCACCATAAGAGTTGACATATTTACGAGGTTTGAAATGTGCACGTCCTTTTGAACCAAGCACTTTATTCCAATCCATAGTTAATTTCTCGCCATGTTTCTTCTGTCCAATACATCTAAAGAATGATGAAATACGCCATTCAATTGTGCGATATAGCAACAAATCAAACTTCACAATAGCTCGTCCTTCTTCTGATTCGACTTGAACGGTTATCGTTGCTTTGTTACATGCAGGAATCTTGGCTCCACCAGGAAATCTACCTCGTTCAAAATGTGTTACTGTAAAGTTGTAATCACCTTCTGGTAATATGACTAACTCCTGTCCGTCTTCTTCAATAGAATCATTCCAATCCATCAACATATTTTTATTTTCTTCCATGATTATTGTTCTCCTTTTTCATTTTTTATCGTTTCTACAATCTTCTTCCAATTCGGGATAATCCAGCGTGTAATGAAATCGTCTGAATAGTCACTGATTGGTGTTTCTTTTTCATAGTGTCCTTTTGCGGCTACTACTGTTTGTAAATCTTCTTCAGTAATATTGTCTTGTTCTAGTCTCTTCTTAAGTTCGTCAACAAAGGCTAAGGTTGTAATATCTTTTGAATCGTAATCCATTACTTGTTCAGCTGGCACATCGTAAATCTCAAATAAGTGTGAGATTGCCTTAAAATCAAGTTCAAGTTCTTCTGGTAAGTCGAATCTGTTCTTTGCATCATAAGTTGGATTATGTGTGGTATATAGAACGCGTTTACCACCTTGTGCTTTTTTCTTATTGGTATCTGTTGTAACGACATAAATCTTGTAATTCACAAAGAATAATGCGTCACTCCACTCTTTGATTAATGGTGCTACTTGTCTTGATAGTTTCATCTCGTATCTGTCGAATGATCCTTGTTCTTCAGGTAATTCAAATTTACGTGGTTTTGCATGTGCTGTGATCACGACATTAATGCCAACTTCAATTAACTGGTCAAGTAAAGTTAATAGCCTTGCAAACTCATCCACTAAGTAGACATACCCTTTACCATATCCAAAATCTTCTATATTGTTTTTTCGGTATTTTTCACATACTGCATTGGTACATAATGTTTCAGACCAGTCAGCTGTATCAAGAACGACTGTCTTACAAACATGTGGATTAGCATGGATCTCTTTGACAATTGTGATGAGCTCATTCCATGATTTGTTACATTTGATTCTTCTTACATCTAAATTGCTTGTTCCGCCTTCTGTATCAATGAATAGTGGATCTGGAAATTGACTAGCAAATGTAGACTTTCCGATTCCTTCTGGTCCATAGATGACGATTTTTTTAGGACGTTGTTCTTTTCCTTCGATAATATTCAACATTTTAGTTTTCTCCTTTTTCTATTGTTGTTACCTCTTCACGAGGGTCTGTATTTGGTACTAGAATCATTGAACCTGTTTGCATTGAAATATATGGTCCGATAATGCTAGTAACTTTGTCTTTACCTATTCTCTTGGTCAGTTCAGTTATTCCAGCTACTTTTTGTGCACTATATGGATCAATACCAACTTCTTCACAAGCCTTAATCAATCCTGCTTCGTCTGTTACTTTTCTTGAAACTCGAGCATGAACCAACTTGAAGCCGTTCCACTTATGCCCGTTTTTTGCTCGATTGATTGCGAACTCTTTCAGTTCATTTGCATAGCGGATGTAGTCGTCTAATTTCGGTAACAATTCTTCTATCTTTTCATCAGAGTGAACTGACAAAGGTTTTATTAATTCTTTTGACATTTCTATAAATTCATCTCCTCTTTTTACACACATAAATCTTCCTGAACAGTATCTGCAATGTTTACCTGTATTTCCTTCCAGATATCCTGTTCTTGTTTTTTCGACTGCTGGCAATAATACATCTGTTTCAAATTTCAATAACTCTTCCAAATCCATCTCATATTCATTGGTGTTATTGATGACAGGTTGGTAAATTACAAGCCTTACTTTCTTAACTGGATACAGGTCTTTGTATGCCTTGTATAGGTAGAGTGCATATATGGCAAGTTGTGTGTTGAACGAGTTATCCTCTGAGTCGAATGCATACACTGGTAATCTACCTGTCTTTAAATCAATAACTGTCAGTGTTCCACCATTCATTGATGAGATAATTCCGCAGTCTAACGTACCTCGAGCGTCTTCATCAAAACCCATATCCAGGTGTTGTTCGATAACTACAAATGTTTCTGCATCAGATCGTTTCTTTTCAAACTCAATCGTGTTAATTACAAAGTTCGCATATCCATCCGCTATATCCTGCATTTCATCTGAATACATATCGAGTTCTTTGATTAGTTCATCAATTGGTTTTACTTCACTGTCATAATCGATTAATCCTAATGACTTACTAATGAGTGCAGCACCTAACTCATGACATTGCGTTCCGAACTCTGCTTGTGGACTTACTTCTTGATTTTTCGTATCGTTGTAGAATGTACTAAGTGGACAGTTCAACCAAATACTGCTTTTACTTGGACTGTACTTTCTACTGTGAATCGTTGGGCTTCTTGACATCTTTCTCATCTCCTTTGCTTGTGTCTTCTGGAAGCAACATTACTTCTAAAGCCAATGTCTTAGCTGTTTCACTGATCAATAACAATGCTTCAGCTAAGTCCTTATCTGTTAGGAATGGTTTATTTGCTTGTGTTTCTTTTTTCATTTCAATTCCTCCTTCACTAGATGAATGGCGAGGTTTGATGTAGTTTGCCAATAATTATTCAAATTTCTTTACTTTTTCTTTTAATTCCTCGATAAGTTGCTTCCTTCTAAGTTGGACCATGCTTCTTGATTTCTTGACAATTTCAGCGATAGCAGCATCCGTTTTCCCTTCATTAAAAAGTTTCAGTATAAGCTGATCAGATGTTTCAAGTTCACTCACAAGACTCCATATAAGATCCTCTGCATGTTTCTCTTTTTCCTTTTCTTGATCAGCTTCAAAACTTCCATCAGCAAAATCATACTCGTAGTTGTCGTACATGTAGTCTATAGATATAGGAAAGCCTGTTCTTGTGTATGGACACTGACTACAGTCTTTTCTACATTTCACAAGACCAAACTTCTCGGAAGGAACCATGCACCTAGATTCTGTGTCCCTTTGTCTTCGTTCGTTGCGTACTTCGTTTCGATGCCAGTGAAAATACTCTTCAGTACATGGAATGAATCTTAAATCTCCATCTCCATCCGTAATTGCAATCCAATGTTTTAGATCATTATTTGGATCACTTTGTAATACTTCAACACTTCCATATCCATAAAGTCTAGGATGTTGATTCTTTACTTCTTTTGATAATTTCATAAAAAAATACCCCCAAATCAGATTTGTTCTGAAATGGAGGTACTCTTCTCGTAGTTAAAGCAGTTCAATGGCGTAGTAAAGAGAACGGATATGCACATCCATTTCAATTTACAGGCCACTCTTCACATTAGAATGAACTGCATAATTTTATTTTTTGTACTTCAATGTGATCAGCTTCATGAAGGCTGTGAAGTACTACCAAGAGTAATTAGTTCTTGATATGGTGTTAGTCTATCACAGGTATAATTTGAACTTCGTAATTGCTTACGAGTAATTTGAGCATAAAAAAAGACCATATAAATCCAATTCTTAAATAATCGATTATATATGATCTATATCTTGTATAATTTTTCAAAATCAAACTCGTAACACGTTACGAAATTTTTATGGTAAAGTCGGTTGGTTGGCTTCGAGCAAGTACTCATTCCACTTATCCAACCCCTCATTGTAATGGCGTTCTATCAAACTTCTATAAACGAAATCAATTTCTCTAGCTGTATTTATATTTATACCAGCTTCTTCTATAAGTTTTTTTGCAACTTCACTATGAATTCTCAATCCAGCACATATTGCAAGTAACTTTTCTTTTTGTGGTAATTGATGTGTTACATATGTTTTTATTGTTTTATCTCGAACTTTAGTTAAAGAATACATTCCACTATAATTAGGCTCTCCACTCGCATGGGTAAAGCCTAACATCTTAATAACCATCAATAAATCATCATGAAAATTCCCAGTCATTTTATCTACAATTTCCTTAACGTCCTTTAACTCGGCTAGTTCTCTTGCGTAATTGACTTTCTTTTTGTTATGTGAAGAGTTTCTATCATAATCAGCTGATATATATGAATCTTTATTTTGTGGTCTGCACATAAAGTTCATTGACTGATGATAATTAAAATATTGATTATTAGACTCTATTTCTTGCTTTTTGAAAACAAAAGCACATTCTTCAATATGATCTAATGCATATTGAGTTAACTTCTTTTTACCACTATCATCAATAAATACATAATCAGGTGAATTTATAACTAGAAATCCATCTACATAAGTGATTTTACCTGATTTGGATAATTCACTTAATTCGGGATTACTAATGACTTGTCTAACTGAATCAATGAAGTCTATTACATACGTTTGATTTTTATTAACACTTTCTGTACTTACACAAAAATTAGGAACTCTTTTCATATTAATATAATTACTAACTCCTAAAACTTCTTCAACCCCCAAATCAATAAGTCTTAGTTTTGCAGCTTGCTTAGATACTTTAAAGAACTCTGCTAACTTGTTAATTACTAATTCTAATCTTTCCAAAGTGGATTTATCAGGATTAAAAAACTTCTCTTCATTCAAAAACTGTTCATACATTATTTTAGTGGTATTTTTTGGCATCAGTATTCTTGGAGCAAGAGCGCTTGCTTGCCATTCCATTAACGAATGTGCCTTCATGTCATCTGTTGTTAGGTTTTGACTTCCACTACCAAGAATTGAAACAATTGAATTATCACTTGGATCCAATATTTTTTTGATTTGGAAATATTTCGAATGATATTCAATATGAACACACTCATGAATAACTGTATTATTATAACTTCCAAAACTTCGTAAACTTATAACTTCGGGGTTTATAAGTATTGTTTTATCATGCACATCAAATGGTAGCACTTCGGTTCCCTGAATATAGACATCTTCAACAGATGAACCAAAGTAAGCTTTACCAAACACGTTACCCCCTAACGGAGCATTATATAAAGTAATTCCCATTCTCTTAATTATCAATTCAATAGGTAAAGGCATCGGTTTTTTTAAAGCTTCTTTACAATATTTTCTTAAAAACTCTGTAGCTCTTCGTTCCAAATCGCTTTGTGGAATATATGGAATCGCAAAATCGGATAATCCCTTTTTATACTCATACTCCTGTGAAATATACTCATCAACATCTTTTATCACAAAATCAGATAATCCATTAACAAAATCCGCATTACATGTAACTACAAATTTATGATCCTGACTATCCTCTTCATAATCAAAGCTCTTGTCACCTTTAAGTAGGAAATCTGCTCGAACACGTAGTTTAAACTCTGTTTTTTCTTCAAATATATCATCTCTAAACCTAATTTTTTCGACTGAAACTTCTTCCAACTTAACTTCGCTAGGGTCAGGTACATTACGAGTTTTCAATGATATTGACATTTCGTTTTCTTCATAAAAGTTCAAAATACTAGAGTAAATCAATTCATAATATGTATCTTCAATGTATTTTTCTAAAAGTTTTTTGCTCATTTCATCACCCACTTGCATTAATTTCAGTTACTATATTTTACCATTTTTCGATGTTTTTGTATATCGTTCTGTCACTGTCTAGACAAATAAAAAAAAGCGACTCAACTAAACTAAAAGTTGGGTCGCCATTTAAATATTAATTTAATTTATAATACAACAACAAATTTTTACAGTTTTTTAAATACTACCATATGTTCTTGAGATATCCTTTTTTGAGGCATTGATTGATTTTCTAAATCACGGATATTGCTTTCGATTAATATCCAACCATTTGATAAAAACAACTCTACTAACCAGTCATAAAAAAATATTCTTTTCTTATTCCTGTGAGTATCACTTACTGTCATGCAAAAATAACCGCCACTTTTAACCATACTAAAAATATGCTTATAGATTTTATCCATTTCACTAAAAAATTCAGAAATAGCCTCTTTCCTATTCCTTTTGTGGCGTGATCCAGTCTCTTTTTCTGCCATTTCAATTACATCTTTTCCGAACCAATAATAGCTTAGTCTGTTATACTTTACAAAGTCTACTGCAAAAGGATATGGTGGTGATGTGATAACCACATCAAACATTTCTTCACTTGAAAAATGTAAAATGTCACTGTGGAAAACTTCAACTTCATTATTCTTTATATACTTAACATGTTTCCATAACTCAGAGTATTTTTTATAATAACTCTCTATTTTTTTACGAAAAATACTTAATGCATCTCCAGTATAATCCATATTTGGAAGAACGTTATCAGCAATGTATCCATTGTTCCAAGTGCTTCTTTTATTAGATACTGTTTTTAAGATAGAAGAAAAGGCTACTTGAAATATATTTTTTATATCGTTTCCATCAATATCATTTATTAAAGTCAATAATTTATCTAGTACTTCATTAGTTTCCTTAGTATACCAAACATTTTTATCAGGAAAATCAAATGAATCATACTCCTCAAGTGATTTAAATTTTTCTAATAGATCTATTTGAGTCTGCATTATCAATAAAGGATTAATTACAGTTGTTTTGGCTTTTGATATTTTCGATGCCAAAAAACTTAGATCAACACCCACAGACTTTCTGTTTAGCAATTGAGCTTCTAATAATGTTGTCCCACTTCCACAAAAAGGATCTAAAACTCTATCACCTTTCTTTGAATACTTCTTTATAAAGTTTCTAGGAATCTCAGGTATATACTTAGCATGGTATGGGTGGATAGAATGGGTCAAATAACCATTTGTCATTTCATCTTGTCCTTTCTAAAAATTAAACAGTAATGATGATGTATGTTGGGAACAAAAGTACTCGGATAACCCCATATACCTAATTTTTTATCTTCCTGTATCCAAATTTTCTCACCAACAAACTTCCATTTTTTTTCTAATTTTCTTGTCAAATCCCATGCCAAAGTCATGTAATTGCCATCAGTGTTCCTGAAATTTTGAATTACGATAACCAGATATTTACCATCTTTTAATATCCTGTGAACTTTTGTGAAAATTAATGATAACTCATTCAAAAATTCATTATAGTCTACTATATTACTTAGATCATTAGTTAGATCAGAATATGTCAATTGTAAACCTTTTTTTAGTCTATCACCATGTTGAGAATCACTATTCCCTCTTTTCTTACTTAATATATTCCAATAAGGAGGAGATGTCATTACAAAATCAACACTACTTTTTTTTATATTTCTAAGTTCCTGTCTACAATCACCAATTATGATATTAGAACTTTTGGAACACCTATTTAATGCTACAGATGCAAACTCCTCATTTAATTCTATTCCAGAACCTTTTCTTCCTAATCTTTCGGCTGAAACTATTGTTGAGCCCACTCCTAAAAACGGATCAAACACCATATCATTTGTTTTTGTAAAAAACTTTACAAACTCATCCACTAGCTCCTCTGGGAATTTTGCTGGATGCTTTACTACATTTTTCCCTCTACTCTTAGCATTAACTTTCATCCAACTCTTTGTAAATTGTATCCATTCTTTACCTGTTAGTTCATTTAATTTTGCCATTATATATTCAACCTCAATTCCTTGTGTACCATGACATATTGCAAATTCATAAATTTCTTACTCCAACGCCAAAAATGAGGTACATCAATCTTATTAAGTGATGTAGCTGACAAAGTATGTGTCATCTCATATAAATAGCTAATATAATTACTAATTGCATCAAAAGAAAACGCTGTAACTATGGTTGGAACTCTCATATATTCGCTTATACTGAACTGAATGTCAAGAAGTTTTTCCATGAAACTTTTACTGAGCTCATTACTTCTATACCCACCATGTTCATCCACATTAGGGAGAGCATCTCCATTTACAATCCAATACCAGATTCCATCAATTTGTTTTCTCTCTTTTTTCAAAGTATTTACTACATCATCAATTTCTTTTCTTTCGTCAAACGAACGAATAGCTTTTCCTGCTTTACACTCAATAATTATTGCAATTTTCTTATGTATTACTCCATCAAAAATACTAACATCAACAATAATATCACTTAGTCTCTTCCCTGTTGCATTTGCCCCTAACCACTTTACATCAAAAATCGAAAAGTTATCTCTAAGCATATTATAGAAAGACTCCTCATATTTTTCTCCATTCGAGCCTAATGCAATGGGTTTAATTGTACCTAATAATTCATCGATTCGTGTATCTCTTTTTGAAATACTTAGTTGGTCTGATGTCAGCAAGATCTCTTTAATATTGGCAACATAATTTGCGTCATCTATATCAAAGAAATCAGTGAAAGGGTTTACTGAAACCTGTCTACCTAATTCATTTAATTGGATTCTCTCAGAGTTATAGTTTTTTATGCAACCTATTTGAAGCAACTCATCTAATAAAAACTGGGTATCATCAAAAGATATATTTTTATCAAATAAATCGCTTATCGAAATAAACTCATTTCCTTTTCTTGCAAGTTGATATAGAGTGTAAAATATTTTACCAACGACTGGTGTCAAAGAAATATTGTTAATGTATGAATTACAGAAAACTGTTTTATTCGTATACTTCAAATCTGCAAAATTCTTGTCCCCCACTGTATAAAATTTACCATCCCTACTAATATATCCCAATTCCAGCAAATATGGTCTTAGTAATAAAGTAGCCCTGCCTAATTCTTTATTTATACTTTCGAATTTTCCCACAAAAATATTCTTGTAATTCTCAATATCGATTGATGGATCTGGGAACCTTTTAATCATATCGTCTACGTTTTCATCTTTAGAATATATAACAATCGCAGATATTATCTTATTATTAATTTTATCAAAACCAAGATCAAAATACTTTTTGCATGCTTTTAATGCTACAACAAAAGGTCTAACTTCAATTTGGTACATCGTTATAGAATCATAATCTTTACTACTATTCCTATATTTGAAGTCTAATAGGATTTCTTCAAATGATATATCTCCGATCAAAAAATGTTTTAGGCGATCAGTTACGAAATGCTTCTTTTCGCCACCCATCTTACCTTTATAATAGGTAGGTAATAACCCTAAAAATGCAAAGAATTCTGTATAATCCCTTACAGTTTCATTAAATACTTGCTTAAAAGTTTTTCGAGGAGTATATTGACAATTCAATAGATTTATCAAATTTACTTCCGAAGGATCCGTAACTGCTTGCTTATATGTATCACTAATTTCATTGTTACTATGATTTATAAGATTTCTATGATAAGCAGGATGAAATGCTCTTAATTTATCCTCTTTTATCTGTGTTTGAAGAAACAACAATCTTAAATCAGTATACAGATAAAACTCT